ACGAGGAGAAGAAATGATGCAAGCATTAATCTATTCTAATGGTAGTCAAGAGTGCGAACGTGCAAGGATGCTGCTGGAGTCAATGCATGAAGACACTAGAGAGTTCTTGCTGGGTGTTGATTTCAGTGATAAGCAGTTTCGTGCTGAGTTTGGCAGCGAGGCAGAATATCCTCAGGTTGCTATTGGTTTGAATCATCGTGGTAATTTGAAGGAAACCCTACAATACATGTCCTCTAAAGGTATGTTTTTGTAACACGTTATACCAAACTACTTGACTAAATAAGTCATGAAGTCTATAATAGACTTGTCGTTCATCCCTTCGGGGACGCAAGTAAGTCGCGGAACGGAGCGTTCATCCCATGTTTGAATTTCTTCTTTACTCAAATATGATGTGTGCTGACGCTGATTCTTTAATCATCAAAATCAGAAAAAACACATCAGAACTATCACCCAAAGTGGTAGTAGAGTTGGTAGAAACCGTAAAGGAATCTACACCAGAATGTCCATGGGACGCAAACGACTGAAGGAACGGGGAAACGGATCCTGCGAAAGCAGAGAAGGTTAACTTTCCATTCTTTTAGGAGTCAATCATGAACACACTTACTCTCATCAAAAACCAAATCCAGAAAGCAGCAGCACTGCATGACGCACAAATCCACGTTACCAAGTATCGTGGTGTAGATTGCCAAGTGCATGAGGCAGGTGAGGAAACTCACGGCACCTACTGCTATCGTGGACGCACTTACGTCAAGTGATATGGAAACACTACAAATCGTTGGGATCGTATCCCTAGGTTCAGTAGCATTTCTTTCATTGATTTATGGAGAACTTATGGTTCTCGCCAATTAATACTAAGGGAGGTTAACTACCTCCCTTTTTTATTAACTATTACCATACTTCATTAAGAACTTGAAATATTAGCATTTCAACACTAAATAGTGATAGAATTGGAGAAGGACGGTATGTAGCAAACCTGTCCACATAATGTGTCCGGAGGACAAATCATGCACAATCTACTTTCTCACAATCAATTAGCAGGTTGGAAACAAAGTGTCGAACGGTTGACTCAAACATTGGACCGTTCCATGGAAGAATCCGATTTACTGAATGATTATTACAACTGTCTTATCGAGTGCGACGAAACCCAAGCTACATGCAAGCGAATCTGTAGGAGGATGTTAAACTAGTCTTACTCTGGGAGGGTTGACTGCCCTCCCATCATCATATATAATGAGAAAAACATTATATGTATGGAAACCATTGGAGCAACACATTCTGATATTGCAAAATTAGTTTCTAACAAAAATATCGTAGCGGTATTTCAAGGGAGATCTGAAGGAGGTCCTAGAGCATTAGGCAACAGATCTTTGTTATACGATCCTAGAGATACTAGCGGAAAAGATTATATGAATGGCATTAAAGGACGCGAATGGTTTCGCCCTTTGGCAGCATCTGTAATGAAAGAACATGCCGATGAATGGTTTCACATGTTGGGACTAGAAGAGTCTCCGTTCATGACATATTCTTTTCAAGTAAAGGAAGAAAAGAGAGATAAAATACCTTCAGTGGTGCATGTTGATGGCACTTGTAGAATTCAAACAGTTAGTGAGGAAGACAACTACCATTACTATCACATCATCAAAGCATTCTATGAACTGACTGGTGTGCCAATGGTATTGAATACCTCATTCAATCTGGCAGGAGAACCAATTGTAGAGACTGCCACTGATGCATTGAAGACAGTGAAGAACTCTACGATTCAATACTTATATTTCCCCGAACTTGAGTGGTTAGTAAAATGAATTATACCGTTTCAGTAAACTTAGCAGGACATAATTCTTCTATTTGTATTCTCAAAGATGGAGATATAGAACTCTTTATAGAAGAAGAGAGATTGAGTAGATGGAAAAGGGACAACAGGATTCCTCTTAGAATCATTGAAGTGATTAAAGATTACACAACCTATATTGACACCTTAGTTCTAATGAACTTTGGATACGATTACATGGTTGACTATGTTAAAAATCACATTAGTAAAGAAGGAATTGTTGTTGATAATATTGTAAGAGATGACATGGGATATCATCATCACCTGTCACATGCTGCTAGTGGATTTTATTGTTCAGGATTTGAAGAAGCAATCTGTCTTGTCATGGATGGTTCTGGTGGGACGTTCATGTTCAATGACAAGAGTATGAATGAAACTACATCAATATATCATGCAAAGTATCCAGCAGTATTTGATGTGAAATACAAAAGGTTTAACTACATTGTAGAGCAATGGGATACTTTCAATTTTATTGAAGACGTAACAAAAACTGTTGGTGATGAATTTGGATGTCCAGTAGACATCGAATATCAACATGATGTTGGTAATATGTATTCTGCAGTTTGTAAGTCTATGGGATTTGGTGAACTGAATGAAGGTAAGTTGATGGGACTATCCTCTTATGGCAAACCTAATTCAAATCTTCCAGACATTCTCTGTGATGGACTAACGAATATGCAGTTAGTAAAACCAAATAGACAGATGACAGTTTCTCTTGAGGATAAAGAGGACTGGGCATATGCAGCACAAAAAGCAGCAGAGAAAATGATTGTTGAAAGAGTTGATTATATTGTAAATAACTTTGATTGTAAGAATCTTGTATTCTCTGGTGGATGTTCTCTAAACATTCTTGCCAACTCTGAGATTAAAAAGAAATATCCTGAGTTAAATGTATTTGTAGATCCGATTGCAACAGATGCAAATCAAAGTTTGGGTGCAGCAAAGTATGCATACCACATGGAAACAAATGATACTAAGGTTAGAAAATTAGATACCATTTACTTGGGTAGACAATACAAAATAAATACCCTCAGAAAGGAGATTACTAACTTTTTAAAATGAATTATTACGAGAAGCGCAAAGCACTTTGCAACGCTTGTGAGCATAATACGAATGGATGGAAGTGCAATCTATGCGGATGTATTTTGACACTTAAGTGTGGCATTCCAAATCAACGGTGTCCAATGAAACCTCCCAAATGGGTTGAGACTACTTGGGATTTTGGACGTACCAAAACTTGACTTTCATGTTATAATACAATCATTCCTATATCTTCAATATGGATAAAGAGAGATTGAAACTGATTGTAAGAAACTTGGAATCTCTGGTTGATTGTTTGAAGTCAGAGGTATATTCTGATGTGACAGCATATCAACCAGGGGTTACTCCCATCACCGACTATGATGAGGTTTTTTATGATGACGATGACGGTTACCCAGACTAAACATGTATGAAGAACTAGACACATTTGAAAGAGCACTTCAACACTTTGGTACAAGAGTAGAAGTTATCGCTGCCATGGAAATGGGTGGTAGAATTTCTGCTGAAGATGCGTATCAAATGATTAAAGTGGAAGTAAAGGAACTTAAAAAGGTTAGAAAAGCAGAGAAGAAATGAACGATTGTAAATTGATTTCGGTGACGCCAGATGCTGAAAAACATATGGCATACTGCGCTCGCGTGAGCAACCCAGCAAACCAAGAGAATGAAAAGTTCTCTGGACTTCTGCGTTATTGTGTGAAACACCAGCACTGGAGTATCTTTGAGCAGGCATACATGACTCTGGAACTTGAAACTACCAGGGGAGTAGCAGCTCAAGTGCTCCGGCATAGGAGCTTCACATATCAAGAATTTTCACAACGGTATGCTGATTCTTCTCTACTTGCAGAGACGATTCCTCTCCCAGAACTCCGTAGGCAAGACACTAAGAATCGTCAGAATTCTATTGATGATATTGATGCCTTTACGCGACAAGAGTTTCAAATCAAAATGCAGAAACACTTTGAAGAGGGAATGAAACTCTACAAAGAAATGCTTGATTCAGATATCGCAAAGGAGTGTGCTCGTTTTGTACTCCCCCTCGCCGTGCCCACAAAAATCTACATGACAGGCTCTGTGAGATCGTGGATTCATTATATCGATTTGCGCTCTGCAAACGGCACACAGAAGGAGCACATGGACATTGCAAACTCTGCAAAGGAAATCTTCTGTGAACAGTTCCCTGCTGTCGCTGAGGCAATGGAGTGGGTGTAACCAATCTATTCCCATTGCCAGTTTATGAATCAGATGATTTATTCATCGTTGGCAAAAAAGAATTAGACAATCTTGCGGTAACGTATAAGGATAACGTTTGCGTATCTGCTAATTCTAGAGTTTTGGAATTGGATGTTTTTAGTAAACTAAAATCACATATTGAAGAACACATCAAGAGATTTGTCTATGATTATTTGAATGTCAATGAGGATATTGAATTCTATATCACAGAGTCCTGGGTGAACTACATGCTCAAGGATGGACATCATCATCCACATCATCATCCAAATAGTATTTTGAGTGGAGTTTTCTTCATCTCTGGGGATTCCTCTCCTCTTGTGCTATACTCAGAAGAGAACTATCCATTCAAATATCTACGTTTATCAGGAGGAGATGAGTCTACCTGGATTTTCCCCAACATTCCTGGGAAGTTAATTCTTTTTCCCTCACATGTAAATCATTATGTGGAGAAGAACAAAAGTGATGATGTTAGAATCTCTCTTTCATTTAATACATTTGTGAAGGGAAACATAAATACATCACCACTACAGAGCTTGACTCTGTAACATAAATATTTGTGTATTATTTTAAATTATGGCGACATATCCTGTAATTAATAAAGAAACTGGTGAACAGAAAGACGTAGTTCTTAGCGTTCATGAGTGGAATCAGTGGTTAGAAGATAATCCTGACTGGCATAGAGACTGGAGCGATCCATCAACAGCACCCGCTTGTGGTGAGATTGGTGAAGTCTACGACAAACTTAAAAAGTCTCACCCTGGTTGGAACGATGTTCTACACAGAGCATCTAAAATGCCTGGTTCCAATGTCAAACCTGTTTGAAATTTATTTGAATTGCTGTGCCAACTAAAAAGAAAAATCCAATTCCCTTCGGAATGTCTAATAAGCATATGAAGAGAAAAAAACCAATCAATCTAGATTTTATTAAAGAGATTGAACCTCTCACAGATAATCAGAAAGCGTATTTTGATGCCTATCAAAAGGATCAGAATATTGTTGGTTACGGATGCGCTGGAACAGGTAAAACGTTTGTTGCCCTTTACAACGCACTCACTGATGTTCTTAGTGAAAAGTCTCCATATGAAAAGATTTACATTGTCCGTTCTCTAGTCGCTACAAGAGAGATTGGATTCTTGCCTGGAGATCACGAAGACAAGTCTTCTCTTTACCAGATTCCTTACAAGAATATGGTGAAGTACATGTTTGAGATGCCAGATGATTCTTCTTTTGAAATGTTATATGGCAACCTCAAGACTCAAGGAACGATTAGTTTCTGGAGCACATCATTCATTCGTGGTACAACTCTGGACAACGCAATCATTCTGGTTGACGAATTCCAAAACTTGAATTTCCACGAACTTGATAGTATAATCACCAGAGTTGGAGAGAACTCTAAGATTCTGTTCTGTGGTGATGCCACTCAAACTGACTTAGTTAAACAGAATGAGAGAACTGGTATCGCAGACTTCATGAAAATTCTTAGACTCATGCCATCTGTAGATATTGTTGAGTTCCAAGTAGAAGATATCGTGCGTTCTGGACTCTGCAAAGAATACTTACTTGCTAAAATGGAAATGAATCTATGAGTTTTATTCATCATAATTTTCTAGGTGAACTTGAATTAACTAAAAAAGAAACGAATGGCATCCGACTGTACAATCTTCCAGATGGACAGTGGGTGCCTTCTATCACGTCTGTAACTTCTTTCTACAACAGACAAATCTTTGCTAAGTGGCGACAGCGTGTCGGTATTGAAGAAGCGAATCGTATCACAAAGAAAGCCACTGCTCGTGGAACAGACTTCCATGCGGCAACAGAACTCTACATGTTGAACAAGGAAATTAATTGGGATGAGTTCAAACCTCTCACCAAGTTCATGTTCTATCATGCCAAGCCATATCTTGATAAGATAAATAATGTACATGCTATCGAAAGAACTCTGTATTCAGAGTATCTTGGTTTAGCAGGAAGAGTTGACTGCATCGCAGAGTACGAAGGAGAACTTGCAGTCATTGACTTTAAAACATCTGAAAAAATTAAACCTGAAGAGTGGTTGGAGAACTACTTTGTCCAAGAGATGTTTTATGCTTCTGCGTATTATGAACTGACAGGAATCCCCGTAACAAAATTAATCACCATCATGGTAACTCCTGGTGGTGAAGTCAAGGTATTTGACAAAAGGAACAAGGGGGACTATATTAAACTATTAGTGAGATATATTAAAGAGTTTGTACATCACAATACTAGGTCAGATGAAGAATGAACTAGAAAAGGCAATAGAAAATAAGTTTTTCTGTTCATCAAAATTTGCACAAGAAATTGAATCGCTTGTTCATGGTGAGGATAAGATGAGTTACATTGATGCCGTGGTTCACTTCTGCGACATGAATGGAATCGATGTTGAGTCCGTGCCCAAGTTGATTTCAAAACCGTTAAAAGAAAAACTAAAGTACGAAGCGATGGAGCTTAACTTCTTAAAGAGAAGTTCCCGTGCCAAATTACCCCTTTAATTCCATATTTGGGGGAAAAAATTCCCGGCAAAATTTTGAGTCCTATTACTTTTTTCATGATGCCGTTTGATGCCTATAAGCAATATCTTTCGTTGAAGAATCACTTCACGAAAGAGAAATATGACTATCACAAATATTGTGGTAAAAGTCGTGCTACCGTCAAATCCTTTTACAAGAGGAAAGATAGATTTTGGTTTGAAAAACTAGCACGAAACAAAGACGATAAAGAAGTAATCGAATTCTTTGTATCTAACTTTATCACCTGCACTGATCCGAGTAAGCTTTGGATAGGAGAGATGATACGCGAAGGTGAAGGTAGATACACTGATTGGAAGAAGAGGACTCAATCCCTCTCATATATCTTCAAAGAAGAGACTGAAAAGTTGTTTGATAATCAAGACTTTAATTATTTGTTCTCTACTAAAACTGGACATCCTGTCATTTTGAAAAAATATCTTGGTGGAGACGTTTCAGTTGAAACTATGGTTATCTTGGATAAGATTCTTGGGTATCGACAAGAATTTGATAAAGAACTCCAAGATCCTGTATGGGAAACCGTCAGTATGAGAATGAGAAAATATTCTCCATTCCTAAATATAGATGTGTTTCACTATAAAAAAATTCTTAAGCAAGTTGTAGGTGTAAAATGAGTTTCTTTGACTCTGATGTCGTCCGTGCTGAGATGACAGAAATCAGCGAATTACAAGAAGACATTTACAAGAATGTCTTTAAGTTCCCTTCCATGGATAAGGAAGAGAAACTCTTTCATGTTGCCATGCTAGAAAGACTCCTTGAAAAACAAAGAGTTCTTTACACACGCTTAAGTTTATCTGACGATCCTGAAGCGAAAGTCATGAAAGAACGTATTGTGGAATCTGCCGCAATGATGGGACTTTCCAAAGATGTAGACATGTCTACTATTTTTAGAAATATGTCTCAAATGCTTGATGTGATGAAATCTCAGATTGACAAAAACGAACCTGGGTAGTAGAATAGCGAAGCACACACAAGCCAAATCCAATTAATCCTAATTAATCCTATGTCTTTTTCTAATCTTAAAAAGCAATCTAATCTTGGTTCTCTTACTTCTAAACTGGTAAAAGAAGTAGAAAAGATGAACAACTCTGGCGGCGGTGGTGATGAACGCCTCTGGAAACCCGAAATGGATAAGACTGGCAACGGTTATGCAGTCATCCGTTTCCTGCCTGCCCCTGATGGAGAAGAACTCCCCTGGGCAAAGATGTACTCCCATGCCTTCCAAGGTCCTGGTGGTTGGTACATTGAGAACTCCCTGACTACCATTGGAAACAAAGATCCTCTGGGTGAATACAACCGCGAACTGTGGAACAGTGGACTTGACTCTGATAAGGAGACTGTTCGTAAGCAGAAGCGTAAACTGTCTTACTATGCCAACATTTATGTTGTGCAGGACAAAGCAAATCCTCAGAACGAAGGTAAAGTCTTCCTGTATAAGTTTGGCAAGAAAATCTTCGACAAAATCATGGAAGCAATGCAACCTGAGTTTGAAGATGAGGAAGCAATCAACCCCTTCGATTTCTGGCAAGGTGCCAACTTCAAACTGAAACTGAAGAAGGTTGCTGGTTATTGGAACTATGACTCTTCAGAGTTCGATCGTCCCGCTCCCCTGCTTGACGATGATGATGCACTGGAAGCAGTGTGGAAGAAGCAGTATTCTCTGACTGCTATTACTGCTCCCGATCAGTTCAAGACTTATGAGCAATTGGAGACTCGCCTGAAAATGGTTCTTGGTAAGAAGTCTGCTCCTGCTCGTCTTGACGAAGAGGTTGCTGATGAAGATGACTCTCGTGGTTCTTATACACCCAACTTTGAGTCAAAAGCATCTGAACCTGCTGCTGACTTCAACGCACCTGACATCACTCCTACTAAGTCTGCGGACTCAGATGAAGATGATGCACTGTCCTACTTCCAAAAACTTGCGGAAAGTTGAAATACAATCAGTTGTGCTTAACCCTTCTGGTTATTGCAGCGTATTTTAATTTACTATTCAAATAAACGAATATTATCTGCTTTCTTCATGGTTCTGCTCACATACTGAGTAGAACCTTTTTTGTATTCTAGAGTTTCTTCCATATCGTTGAGTACGACATTTAGATACTCACGTTTTAAGACATAGATGTTTCTCTTTTCATTCTCTTTCTTAAGTTCATAATCATAGTTTGTCACTGCTGTAGCAATATTAACTCGCTTATCCATTAACTCAGTCACCTCATCATAAAATTCAATCGAATAATTTTGAGGAACCTCTAATCCTTGAGGCACGATGATATTGCCAGAAGTATCTTTTACCTCTACAGATTCGTAATGATGAACTCCAAAAATATTATCTTGCGTTCCATATTTATTTGTCAGATACTCATTGAAAGCATCATTTGTCAAAGGCCATTCCTCATATATGTTCAAGATGTTATTAGCAAGAAGAACTACCCAATCTAAAGATTCATCGCCATATACTTTATTCGCTACATTATCTGGACGATCTTCACCGACGATTTGATACTTGGTGAAATAACTTAAATCATTGAAAATATCATTTCTAAGTTTTGCTCTACTGAACAAATTCTTTACAGGTTTATACTCTGAGATGACTTGCTCTTTCTCATCTCTAGTTACATATTCAAATTTTGGAACGTATCTGAAGTAATTTGGCATTTTAGAATCCTATAGAGTTGAGAGCGGTTTCGTCGTCCATGAGTCCCTCCTCGAAATATTGAGATTCAATGATAGGAGTGAGTTCCTTGAATGTAAGTGTCACTTGATATGAAGTCATTGTTCTATCATCATCACTATAAGTCATGTAACTTCCATCAGGAGTATAATCAACCGAGCAGTTGGTAAGAGCACAAGTTTTGACTCGTCCAATAGATGGGTGATTGTCTCTTAATGTGCCAGTCGCATCAAAGTATTGATATTTAATATCAAAGACATTAGGTGATTTTAAGAATGTTGCATCTGCTGTTGCCTTTACAGTCATTCCTTGTTTAAAGAAACGAATGATTTTTTTGACTTCTTGTGCTTCAGGTCCAGATCTTGCAGACATTCTGAATACATAAGAAAAATCACGTAGTTCTGGAGCATTGAAAAGTAATTCCAGATTGGGGTTCAGAATAGCACCCGTTGCTCTGGAGAGAAGTCCTTGAGTGCTGGTTGCCTGTTGAGCAAGATACACTTTTAATGCATCACCGTAAGCAGTATTTCCCCGAAACGCCTCAGTCGCCGCAGTGATTGCATTCGCTGCTGCTTCTCCAGGATTATCAGCCCCCATCAAACTGAGAGATTCTGCTACAAGAAAGGATTGAAACGCATTTAGTTTCCCTTCGTTGAAATTAACACTGTTATTATCTACGATTTTACCTGGGGTAGGTAGTGTCACTGAACCTTTAATTGGTGTACCTGGTCTTCTGTCTATTTGATTTCTTCCCAATCCAGATTGAATTTTAGCACCTTCAGAAGTCCTCATAGAAAATTTAATTCTATCGGACTTATTAGTTCTCAAATCTAAAGGATAAACTAAAGGTTCACCTCCATTTAGATAATCTGTTCTCGTAAGTTTATCATTGGCGGGAATACCATCATTGGTTACATTATCTCTAGGTGTAGCAGCTTGAATTGGTACGCTACCGTCCTCACTGACTTCAGGCACAACTCCTTGATTTTCGGATGCAAGAACACTTGTTGCACCATATGCAGCCAGTGACTCTGCAGTTCCATTTGCTCCCGTGTTCAGAGTTCCATCTTCGTTTACAGAATTATCTTTCTGTTGAAGTTTTTTTGCAATTGTATCTCTCAATCCAATGTTCATCATTGAATTAGGGTTGCTGAGAGTCTGCTGCAAATCTACAGTAGCCTTGTTTTCAAAAGTCCACTTACCATTCTCCCTAGTTGCTAATTTTGTAGGACTACCTAATAGTCCTATAGGACTTCTTTGAACTTCCTCAAGAGTTGTCACAGTGGTTCCAGGTACATACTTGCCATTAGCATCCACCTCCACTGTTGTGGATGTTTGCAGATATATGCGTTTTCCTCCACTAGTGCTATATTGGGTTCTATTTGTGTCTACTGTTACTACAGGCATGAGCCAGAACTTTTTTATCTATTTATAGTACTGTTTTATAAAAAGCATAATTTATATCACGCAAATCATTTATCTCACTATTTCTTACAAGATGCATTTGTCCTGGGAGTTCTCCCCAAGTGTAATTTCTAACAGTTCCCCAATGAAAGTTGAGTCCTTTGAATCCCCATCCCTGAACATCAACACATGCGATTAATGGATGTTGATCGTATTTTAACCCCTTTGTTTTAGCATTGTATATAAAGGTATAATAATCACCAACATCAGGTACTGGTTGAACTTCTGTTAGTAAGTCCATTATCTTAAGCATCTTCTCTTCAGGATCTACAGTATTTTGAATATCCTGTTTAGATGAGGCGATTCTATTATCGCCAACTAATTCTTGATATTGATAATTTTCTATACTCCGTCTTTTCTTTTCCTCCTCCCTGGCATTAATCTGTGCCTTTACCTCTTCATAAGAAGGTCCACTTCTTCTTCGTCTGGCGGCGCGTCTTGCCATTACTTGATACCTAACTCATCTTCGGTTATAATCTTAAATTCAACGCCATTGTCAAGACAAAATTCAGATGCTGCTTTCCATTTTGCTTGATTCACAGCATAAGTTTTAGTTTCATAGATAAAAGATTTTGTAACACGTTTCCCTTTCTTAGGTGGTTGTGTCTGTCTTTTTGGTTTTACTTCAACCACATACTTTTTTACTTTACCGTTTCTTTCTTTTACTTCTATAAGAAAGTCTGGGTAATAGCGATGAACCCTATTGTCAACTGGAGAGACATATGGAATTGAAAATTCTTCACTTGCCCACCTCAGAATATTTGGATTAGTATCACACCACTTGCAAAATCTTCTCTCCCAACTACTACGGCAGACAATATTATTCGCATCCCCCTGGTATTTTCTGGGGAAAGATGGTTTATACTTACTTTTTAAACTTTCTGCCATTTAGTTGACTACATAATATACCGGTAAAATATTTATAGTTGGGATGCCCACACCAATACCAAGACCTAGGGGTTTAGCTGAATTAAAGGCAAATATTCTGCGTCCAGCAACTACCTCAAACTTTCAGTGTTACTTTCAACCACCTGCTGCTGTCTTAAACTGGATGGAAAATAGACAGGCAGCGGGATTGGGAAAGGCATATGTTGGACAAGAAGATTTTCTTGGGTTAAATTGTGCTGAAGCAAGTCTTCCAGGTTCTACTTTTGCAACTCATGAAATAACAAATGACTTTGCAGGTGTAACTGAAAGACATGCATATAGAAGACAATATGATGATAGAGCACAATTTACATTTTATGTAGATCACGATTATCAAATCATCAACTTTTTTGAAAACTGGATGGCATTCATTGCAAATGAGCAAAGAACGCGAGATAATAGAACTGACTCAATTTCAGAAGATACACGTAGTTATTCATATAGAATGAATTTTCCTGAGCAGTATCAAAGTACAATTTATATCAATAAGTTTGAGAAAGATATTGCTGCTGCTGATGGTTCAGGGGAAAAATATTTGCAATATGCTATGCACAAAGCATTTCCAATCAGTATTAATTCAATGCCTGTTTCATATGAGGCATCTCAAATATTAAAATGCACAGTATCGTTTACATACTCTAGATATCTAATTTTACCACCAGAATCAAACATTATCCAAAGAAATATTAGATTCCAGAATAGAATCGATCCTGGAGTTACAAGAGGACCTGCTGCTGGTGAAAGAATTCTTGGACAGACAGGTGCAGGAACTGTAGATGAATTGAGACAAATTAATTTTGGCACAGGAAATTTATTTAATCCTCCAATAGCATAATAAATAGTCATACTGAAATTTTTATTAGGATATCATGCCTTTACCAAAAATTGCTACGCCGACATATGAGTTGGAATTACCATCTACAGGAAAGACAGTAAAATACCGTCCGTTTTTAGTTAAAGAAGAAAAACTTCTAGTGTTGGCGCTGGAATCTGAGGATACAAAGCAGATTACTACTGCGATTAAAAACGTAATCAAAGCGTGTATTCAATCGAGAGGAATTAAAGTAGAGGCACTCCCTACTTTTGATATTGAATATTTGTTCCTCAACATTCGTGGAAAGTCTGTAGGTGAAGAGGTTGAAGTTAATATTCTTTGTCCTGATGATGGTGAAACATATGTTCCTACCACAATTCCAATTGATGAAATTGAAGTTGTAAAGAGTGATGAACATACTACCAACATTCAGTTGGATGAGCATTTAGTAATGCAATTGAAGTATCCCTCTCTCGATCAGTTCATTAAGAACAATTTTGACTTTAACAATGCTGCTGGTGTAGATCAGTCATTTGAACTCATTTCGACATGTATTGACAAAATCTACAATGCCGATGAGGTTTGGGCAGGAGAGGATTGTACTAAGAAGGAGATGATTGAATTTCTTGAGCAAATGAACTCTGCTCAGTTTAAAGAAATTGAAAAATTCTTTGAGACTATGCCAAAACTATCTCATGAAGTAACAGTGACTAATCCTAAGACTGGAGTAGAAAGCACTGTTCTTCTGGAGGGATTAGCAAGTTTTTTCGCATAGCACTCTCCCATATGAGTTTGGAGAGTTATTTCACTTTAAATTTTTCTTTGATGCAGTATCATAAATACTCATTAACAGAAATTGAAAATATGATGCCATGGGAGAGAGACATTTATGTTGAACTCTTGAGATCTCACTTAGAGGACGAAAAACAAAGGCAAAAGATGCAACAACAGCAGAATGGATGAACTGGAACTCGAAGATCTATTAGCAAGCATCAGGGCAGAGTCCAAAAAGGAATCTGCTCTATCTTTGTATGAAGGAACCCAGGGCACAGATCTTGTTGATGAAGAGGAAGTAGATGAAAGAATACTGAGACTCTTAGGATTAGATGATGTTTTTGATATTGATTATGACACATATAAGTCTCTGCTAAGAGAGAAAGTTGCCGCTGCCAGAATGACTGGCAGTCAAATGGCTACGGAGGAATCCGAACTTGTCACTAATGAATTCAGAAGAGTAAAGAGTAAAGTAGGTAGATTTAAGTTAAAGAAGAAGAGAATAAACCTTACAGAACCTGTCGGGGAAGCACCAAGTCCCATTTCAGCACGAAGACTTTTACCTGGTAGAGTAGATCCTGCATTACCACCAGGTGCTGAAGAGGGCAGCTCAGAGTTAAAAACTGAAGTATCTGATATTGGAAGTAAGTTAGATGATTTGCTTGATTCTGTAAGAGCACAGTTTAAACTTGAAGAGGAACAATCAAAGAAAGCAGCAATCACTGCACAAAATTTAAGAAGAAGGACGAGAGAGGATAAATTAGAATCTGGAGATGGTGCGAAAAAAGCAATAAAAGATTCAGCGAAGAAAGCACTTGCTCCGTTCACAGGTATTCTGGATAAAATTTTAAGGTTCTTAGGATTCACTGCACTTGGATTTGTATTTGATAAGTTTTACAAGTGGTGGACTAATCCAGAGAATCAGAGTAAGGTTGAGACACTGGGTAGATTCTTACAAGACTGGTGGCCTTCCTTATCTGCTGCTGCTTTATTATTCCTCACTCCTCTTGGCGGATTTATTCGTGGTACAATCAGAACAATCCGAACACTGATTCCTAAACTAGTTAACCTAATAAGATTAAATCCTCTTGCAAGTCTTGCTGTAGTTGGTGGCACTCTTGCAATAGGGAAAATTCTTTCCGATGGTGGCGTTCCTGAAGAACCCACTGGATTAACTAGAGAAGAGGCAGAGACATCTGGTGCTCCTACTTCATTTGCAGATCAGTCTGGTGGACTTGGTGCTTTCTCTGAGGGAGGAATGATTCCACGATTCAGAGGTAGAAGACGTGGAATTCCTACTGCAAGTCAAGGTGCTAAAATCACTGCTAATAGTGGAGAAACAATCACTGGTGCTGGTGCAGATACTCAGTTGATTGCTGCTCAACCAGGTGAGATGGTTATGCCTGTAGAGACTGTCAATAAGTATGGCAGCAACTTCTTCATGAATTTGATTAAGTCCACTGGAAAGAGTGGAATACCTGGCAGAGCTGCTAACATTCAATTCATGAATCAAGGTGGAATGGTTGGTGATTTTGTTAACGCATTTAGTTTCCTTCCTGGAACTGGGACAGTGATGGCACCTATCACAAGTCCTGCCACTCAAATGGATAGTCAAGGTAGGAGAGGAGCAACAGCTGGATATCAGAGAAAGTTCTTAGGAATGAACATTGGCGAACCAATGTATCCTGTAGATAGTAGAGGAATGTCCGCAGGATATTCTGATACAGAGAAGCGTAGATTTGAAAAGTTCAATCCCAATAAACAGTTTGTTCCTACTTTTGGTGGTAGGGGTGCTGATGCTTTAGTTGACGCCAATACAAATGACAATTTAATTAGAGATGCATTCCGTGATTTTGGGAAGAATGTACAGACACTTAAAGATTATGGCAAAAGGCAGCGTGAAATGCTTGAAGAAATAATGCCTGGACGCTTCAGCGGTTCTATGAACATGCGTGGAGTGCAACTAGGTCCTCAGTCCTCGATTGCCCCTGTAGGAACTCCAGTAATCAGTTCTCAGACACAAATGATTGTTCTTCCTCAGAAAACAACTATTCAACCCAGAGATGATGGAAGGCAAGAGAAGGAGACAGATGACATCCCAACATTCAATATCATTGCAAAGTCTCCTGGAAGAAATAAAGTAATTTCTGCTCTTGGAATTCAAGATTTGGTAGGAGCATAAGATGTTAGATACCAATAAACTTTTACCAGGAAGCACAGATAAAGGTGGCACTATTGTTGCCAAGTTCTCTCAAATTAAGTTTGAGACACCTCGTGGTGGCGCTTTAGCATTACAGTCTTCGCAAGCAATTACTAAGACTAGTGTTGAACCTGAAGTAAAATTAATCAAAGAGAAGGTTACTACTCTTGCTCAAGTATTTAAAAAGAGACTTGATGTAACAAAAACTCTTAATAAAAAAGAGAAAATTGAAAAAGAAAACGAAAAAAGAAAAAAGGCAGAGGTTGATTTAGAAAAATCTACTAAGAAAGAGACAAAAGGTGAGAGTGTAAATCTTCCTGGACAAAGTTTACTTGACAAGATTATAAGATTTTTAGGATTTACTGCACTTGGATTTTTAGTTGATAAGTTTGGAAAGTATGCTACTTCTATTCAAGGAGCTCTTCCAGTTATTGAAACAGTCATTAATGGCATTGCAGGATTCGTAACATCTATAGGTAATGCTGCGATAACATTTGTAGAAAGAGGATACGCTGCATATGATGCTGTTCAAAATGCAGTAAAGAGTATTGGTGGAGATGATGCAGAAGCGAAGTTCACTGAGTTTTCTGGACTCTTAAATAAGGTTCTTAACGGTGCTATCATAGCAGCGACAATTGCACTGAGCACTCGTCCTCGCACTCGCGTTGGTGGTGGAGTTCGTGCTCCACAAACCCGTATTCGTGGAGTTGATGAAGCATTCTCAGCAGGACGCCCTAGAAGAATGCAACCTAGTGGTACAACTTCCCGTGGTGCAGCACAAAGATACCTTCAGAGGTACGGTCAAAGAGCTGCTACCAGAAGATTTGGTGCAGAAGCCGTTAAATCGATTGGTCCGAGGGCAGCAGCTAGAGTAATCAAACCATTTGTGTCTAGATTGCCCATCATCGGCGGACTTATTGAGTTTGCAATTTCATGGGCGACAGGAGATCCTGTCGGTAAAGCAGCATTTAGGGGTATCGGTGCTACTCTTGTGGGTGGTATTGGCACAGTAGTTGGCGGTCCTATTGGTGCTATCCTTGGTGGTATGGTAGGTGGTGAGATTGGAGCACTTCTTTATGATGCATTCTTCACAGGAAAACAAACTCCTGCCGAACCTGAAATTGCTACCAAACAAAGTGGTGGACAAGTTACTAGAGGCGGAAAAGATGTAACCAGAGTAACTAGAGGGTTTAGAAGAGAAACAGGTGCCAGAGGAGATTTACGACAAAAAGTGGTGCCCACCAGAAGGGTTTCTATCTTCAAGTCTAAAAATATCGTATCTGAAGATATCAATGTTGAAGAATTTTATGGACTTAAAGGCTATAAAAACATTATTGATAGTGCAGATGTCATTAGTGGCAACGATGACAATACAAATAAATTCTTTAGTGGATTGTTCAGCAATATCATTGGAATGTTAATCGGACAACCCCCTCAAGGTGGACTTGCCAATGATGCTGCAATGGCACTTGCTTCAGATATGGAGAAAAACCTTAATATCCCAGGCAAACCAATATACAAATATCTGAAAAAGAAACTTCTCTTTGCTTTAGAAAAAACTCAGAATATAATCAATCAAAATATTATCAAGAATTCAAAGATAACGGAGACGAAGTTACAAGAATATTTCAAAGATGCCTATGAGCGAGCACAACCTAGAACATTTGCACCCAGAACTGGTGCAGCATCAGGTGTTCAATTAGATCCTGGACAACCTGGAGTTGATTTCACCCCTGCTGGTGGTGACAATAAAGCAGTCTTCCCTGGAGAGGTTGTTGAAATTGGACACCAGTATAATCCAAATGGAATGGGTGGAGATGGTAGAAAAGGAGCTGGGTATGGTAATTTTGTTGTGATTAGAAGTGAAGATCCCAAGAAACCAGGAACTTTCTTCGATGGACTGTATGCACACTTCCCTGATGGAGAGATTAAAGTTAAAGTAGGTGACATGGTAACTGCAGGACAAATTCTTGGAAGAATGGCAACTGCAGCAGAATTTGCAGATCCTATGATAAGAAAAAGAGTTGGTAGTGGGACTGGTGCCCATACAAGTCTTGATTTCCTTCTCCCAGGTAGCAATGAAAAATATCCAGATTACATCAAGAACTTAGTTCCTCTGGTTGATCCGACGTTTTCAAATCAAGGCAATCAATCATTCTTGCCTGTGAATATGCGTCCCTCTACTGACTTACAACAAGGCACAACGTATACTAATGCATATGGAATGCAAATTATTGAGAGGAATACAATCCTCTATCAAAAGGAAGTCGTTCTCACTTAGTTAAATAGTTAAAAAAATAAATGTCCAACGAATCCCTAACATATAATCAATTTGAAATTGTTTCCAACGAGAACGACACATCTGTGGATGTTCGTGCTGGAGCTCCTTTGTTAGAGTATAGAGAGAGTGTCTTCTCTCATTATGTTATGGTGTCTGCTGCTATCGTAGATACGGGTAGAACTATTGTCACAGACGGTAGAGGAGTTGGTATCTTGGAAGCAATCAAGATGCAAGGTGGTGAGAAAGTATATTTGTCACTGACTGATGCAAAGGGTAATAAAATTAGATTGGATGATGAGGATAGTCTTAGATTAGTTAAGGTTGATAATATTAACGAAACGTTCAAAAGCACATCATTTACGATTACATGCTTCTCTCCCGAAGCAATAACCGACTTAGATGTGGATAACTATTGCTATGATTTGTACACTGGTAGAACATCAGACATTATTAGAGATGTAGTTGAAAAGCATTTGAAATCTGAAAAAGAGTTTTATGCCATTGATTTGTCTAGAAATAATGTTTCTGTACGTGGATATGGTGTTCCTGCATCAGAGTATGCTACAGAACTTCAGATGTTAAGTGTTCCCAATGAGACAACAAATCAAAGTGGTGAGAGAAACACCATGGCAGGATACTTATTCTGGCAAACTTCAGAGGGATTTCACTTTAAGTCTTTAGATACCATATTCAAAACAACAGGTAGTTACTTAGGATTTAGAGACAGTAACAATCAGCGTGTCAAAAACTTTATTGAGATGTTCAGAGGTGATGATTATCTACCACCTGGATTTGACGATAAGATTGTTCATTCAACATTCAATCGTTCTATTGATTTAATTTCACAATTTAAGTCTGGTGCGTATGGTTCTAAACTAGAAACTATGGACTTGGTTGAACAAACTTGGAATGATACTAATGAGTCTGTTGTTGACTCTGAAGGTAATAGAATTTTAGCAGGTAAAAATTTACCTAATATTGGAGAGTATACTGGAACTGTAACGAGAAAGATTCCTCAAACCAAAGCGAAAGGACAAACTGTCATCAGTGGTGATAGTTTGCAGACACAGGTTGAAAAAACTACAGAGCAGAAGTATGATGTTGATGAGATAACTCAACAAGCGATACAAAACTATCGACAGAAGATGAATTTTTCTCTTCAAATCATCATTCCTGGAGACTTTAGTCTACATGCTGGTGATGTGATATATTGCGAATTTAGAGAGTTATCTGACTCTAAAACAACTTTATCAAGTAGGGACAGAAATAGTGGGCTATATATGATAGCAGATCTCTGTCACTTTGGTAATAAATCAAAAACCTATACTGGATTACATCTAGTTAGAGATTCATACGGAGCCAAAACCAATGGATAGTATCGAACAACACATCGAGAAGGATAAGGAAATCCTTCAAGATCCAACCGTCTCCCCTCAACAACGTCGTCACATCGAAGGCGAATTGCATGAGTTGGAGGAATATGCTGAGCATCACAAGAAAGAAATTGAAGCAGGCGATCATCACGATCCAACATACCTAGAACTCTTTTGCGATCAGAACCCATCCGAACCAGAGTGTCTTATTTACGACGACTGAATAAATGCCAACAAGGATAGAACAAATACCTTATCAAGCAATATATGGGCAGATTGTTAGCAGCTTTCGTGATGAAACTGTTAACAAGACAAAGTATAGTGCGCCTCGTAACAATCCTGAATTAGTATCTGAAAGATACAAAGTAAGAATCTTCGGGAAAACCCGTCCCGAAACGCCTGCGGCAGAACTGCCCATGGCGCAGATTCGTAGTGTCAGCAATCCCGTTGGTTCTGCTTCTCTTGGATTTGAACCTATCCTTTCTCCCAATTCTTTTGTTGAATTAGAGCAAGATTCTGGTGGTAATTGGTGGATTGTCAGAACTCTTGCAACAGTTCCAACTGGTTTACCACTAGTAGCGCCAGAGGGAAGTCCCTCTAGTGGCAACTTGCCTGGTGCAATCGTTCCCACAAGACAAATCAAGCCTGGTAATTCAGGACTCGCAGGTGAACGTCCTACTACACCAGAACCAAACGCAGAGGATGAAAAGCAGGATAGAGATAACAAGGAAGAAAATCTCTTAACTGCATGTAAAAAAATAAACACTGATGCAATTAATTCAGAGATTACAAACTTAATCAAAGACTTAGAAAGTTTAAAAACTGAATTAACAGGTGAAGATAGTTTTCTGCAGACATCTCAAAATTTCTTTAACGACGCTCAAACAGAAGTTAGTGAATTAGTCGCTAAGGCTTCTAAAAAGATTGCTCGTTGGGTTTCTTGGTTGGTTCAAGAAATAAGAAGATTTGTAATGAGAAAAGTAAACGGAGCAATCTTTACTCTATCTGGAAACGCACCGTTATCTACAAGATTTCTTGTTAATGAAGCCACTAAGAAAACACTTAGTCTAATTTCATGTCTCTTCATTAGAATTCTAAAAAACCTAGAGGATCTGCTTTTTAACGCTCTTTCAGACATTGTTAATAAACTAGTTAACACTGCTCAGTGTTTGCTTGAAAGTTTTATTGCACAGTTTATTGGAGATATTTTTGGACAAATTACTGCATTAATTAATGGTATTCTTGGAAATGTTTCCTCACTGCTTGGAAACGTTATTAGTTTTACTACAGAGATTATTGATTTTGCAATATCAATCTTAGATTTCCTTGAATGTAAACCAGAAAATATTTGCCCACAAACTGAAAAATGGAATCCACTTGAAGGTGGACAGAGAGAAAAAGTAAACTTAGATTTTAGAGGTATTTTCAGTTCTGCAAGAGGAATCGTTGAAGACTTTGAAGGACTAGCAGGCGTACCTGATGATATCGACAACTTCATCGAGAATTATAATTTCGGTTTTAATTCTAATGGAGTCATTCAAGACTTAATCAATGGATGTAATCAATTCACTGGACCTGAAGCATGTGGACCTCCAAATGTTGTTTTCTGGGGAGGAACTGGCAATGGTGCAACAGGTAATGCTGTTGTAAATGGACTTGGAGATTTGATTGGTGTCGATTTACTTTCGATGGGCAACTTTAGTGAGGCACCATTCATCTCCATTGAAGATAATTGTGGAAATGGAAGAGGTGCAATAGGTATACCTGTATTGGGCGAATATGTAACTGGTGATGATGGTAGTGATACTGGCACTGGTGATGATAGTGTTGGAGTTCGTCCAATTCATGTTCCTGCTGGACAAGATCCTGATTATAGTGTACCAGGAACAGTTATTCCTCCATTCGGAAAAGCACCTCCTGGTGTAGGAACAACCATAGGAGTTGTTGATGTTTACTTCCCAGATTCAGGATATGGATATCTTCCCACGCCTGATGGTTCTAGAGGTGGCAGTGGCAGAACTTTCGCTGGTAGATGTGATACTATTGTTCAAAGAGCAAATGGCGATTATGACTCCGTTTATACTGAGGGAAATGTAATACGTCTATATTATGGAGATAGTATTGAGTTACCTGCATCTGGAAGAGTTACTATCGATTGTGATTTTACTATCGATATGTTGCCTGGAGCAGAAGAGATTGGTGAAAAGTATTGTTTCAAGGATATGACATTCTTTGATACCTCTCAAATCAAAGTGGGAGGACCTGTGATTAAGAGTATGATTGGATTTGATGACACTAGAGGTGCAGATCCAGCAACAACACCGCCACTTAGTATTGAATGGGCAAACTATATCAAAGCACTAGAGGTAGCAGAGGAAACTCAACCATATTATGAGGCAAGAAGAAGAGAAGTAGAAGCTGGACTTGTTCCACCATATGGTTCAGGACGCCCAGATCAGTTCGGTTATATGAATGATTATCCCTATGCAAGGGAGTTGGGATTCAACGATACTGACATTAGATTCTATCTTGAGGGATTCTATACTAAACTTACTAATAAGAAGTTAGGACCTCTGATGAAATTTAAATTGGACGATCCTAACTTCGGTCCTATTCCATCATTCTTTACTGTGACTGGAAGGGCTAATATGTTTGACTGTGAGAGTGATTATCCCAGAGCTCTTGCTGATGGATACAATGATATTGATATTCGTTATTTCTTAGAGAATGTATGGAGAGGAGAAGTTGATGATTGTATGCAGAGAAAGTTGAATGATAGTTCCTGGGGAAGAGCACCAGAATATTATGTCACTTTGACAGCACCTGGATGTCCTCCTACCGATGCACCACAAGATGATTCTTATAATGTTGCTCCAGTCATTGGAGACGTTGTGATTGAAGATCCTGGATTTGGATATAGTGATGGTGACACTGTTACTGTGTTAAATTGTGCAGGAGAAGATGACGAATCTACGATAGTTGAAATTGATGTTGATAATGCAGGAAGAATCATCAAGGCAAGAGTCGTTCAGACTGGAAGTAGTTACGCATGTATTCCCGTAATCAGAATAAATACCAATACTGGAAACAATGGTGTATTGAAAGCTATCATGAGATTTGAGCAAGAAGTCGCTGGTGGTGACTTTGATATTGGAGATGGTGAGGTTCTGAGTGTAATCGATTGTGTAGGTAAGATTTAATGTCAGAGCAATCAGTTCAGAATTATCGCCCACTAGGCACTAACGAAGGCATCATTGAATTTGGTGATGTGATGAGCAATAATGCCAAAATGGCAGTTATGATTCGTCGTATTTTTCCATCAAAGTTTAGAAAGAGTCAATATATTGGACTCCAGATGAGTGGTAAACTTGATGGAGGCATCATTAATAGTGCTCCATCGGTTTATACCATTCTTTGTGGAGAAAAACCAGTCAATGATACTGCTATGTTCTGCAGAGCAGAGAATGGTGACATCATTCTTTCTGCTCCAAATGGTAGAATTAGAATGATGGCAGAGGATATTGACATCATTGCTAGCGGAAATGGAATTGATACTGGATTCGTAAATTTAAGAGCAAATTCTGCCATTGATGGAGAAGCACCCACAATTCAACTTCAAGCACAAGATGCATTATCTCTTGGTTCGGAAAGAGATATAAACATGAATTGTCCTGGGATAACAAAAGTCTCTACTGGAGACTATCAATTAGTGGAATCACCTGATGTATCCCCCGTCACATCACCGCTTGGAAGTGGTAGTCTTACCTTGCCTGCTCAGATAGAAGGACTGGCAAAATTGATACGGAGTTTAGGATAATATGGAAGTAACAGACGTTCATGTAGGAAAACAACTTGTTTGTAGTTTCTCTCCAGTAGGAGTAAGCATCAATCCTCCATTGGCATATGGATTCGGTCCGACTGCTGTGCCTGGAACTGGACATTTTAATGGTGGTGTGCTTATAGGAGATCCGTTAAACTTTCCCATTCCAAACATACCTAGTGCGACTCTGATGGTGGGTAGGGCGAATGCTATCCAAAATCCACTTGCAGCGATATCACCAAGTCTTTTCAAAGTATCAAATTTAGCATCTCCAGTTCCGCCAACACCAATTGATGTGATGCTTGGCGATCCTGGCAAGGGAATAGTTGGTATTACTATCAACTCATTGATGATTAATATTGTCAATAAAAGTGTAATTAATATTGCGACTCCCCTTTTAAATGTAGTGGCATTGAAAAATCATGCTGGTGTTCAAGTTGATGCTGGAGCAGTTGTAGAGGCAGGTGCTCAGGCGGAGGCAGGTGCTGAGGCAAGAGCAGGTGCTAAAGTTACCATGGGTCCTCAAGTAATCAATGGTTTCTTAATCGTTGATAAAACTGTCACTGCGACAAAATACTTTGGCGATATTAGTTTATGTACTGGTAAGAAAAACTTTGATATTAAACACCCCACCAAGGAGGGACATAGACTTAGATACGTTTGTGCTGAAGCTCCAACTGCTGACGTGTATGTCAGAGGTACGTTAGAAAACTCAAGTGTAATTGAATTGCCTGACTATTGGAGAGGATTGGTAGATCCTGAATCAATCACTGTAAGTCTGACTCCAGTTGGATATCATCAGGAATTGTTTGTAGAGAGTATTCAATGGGGAAGTAGAGTCATTGTCAAGAATAATGCTGGAGGTTCAATCAAGTGTCACTATACAGTTCATGCTGAGAGAGCAGATTGTGAAAAGAATATTCCTGAGTATGAGGGCTTGACAATTGAAGATTATCCAGGAGATAATAGTGAATGTAATATCAATGTATAATGAAAGTTCATGAAGTCTTTCCCACAGTAGTGGTACAAGATACTATTGATAATCATTATGAGTTTAAGACACAATATTTTGAAGAATTAAAATCTCAATGGTTTAATGGATATGAAAATGAAACTCCAGAAAATTCAGGTAGAGCGTCTTTACAGTTAAATAATAATTATCACAGTCTCTTTAAATCTATTGCTAAATCAACAAAAAAATATCTTGAACTTTTCGAGGTTCAACATGACAAACTAGATATTGCTATCGTAAAAGCATGGGTGGGATATCATAATAAAGATATCCCACAATTAACTCCCCATATTCATAATTGTTCAGATATTTCTTTTGTATACTATCTTTCATCTGACGAATCTTCTGATAAATTTTGTGTTCATAACACAAATAATCTAAATGAAGTTAGTGGATGTATGTTTGAAACTGGAAATGAATTTAACCTTATTTCAAGGTTTAATAAGTATAATTGTCCTCAATATACTATTACTCCACATGAGGGGACGGTAGTAATCTTTCCAAGTGAATTAAAACATTCAACTTTAAAGAGGGATAATTTGGGTGATAGATATGTTATTGCAGGAGATATTAAATTATCTCTGAAACCAGAGTACAATCATTACCATCAAAATATGCCAAGTCCAGATGTGTGGCTCACTATTAAGGATTAAGATAAATGTTATCTACTGAATTAAGAAATCAAGCGAATGAGGATATTGTCTTTGCGACTGAAAACCTTAAACATTTGCAGAATAAAATTGTAGAGTTAGATGGAGTAGATAAGGCTCTATACGATCAGGGTATTGTAAAATTAGAACTTGATGTACTTGAAGATCTTGAACATGTAAACAGAGGTTTTGCTGATGTTTCAAATGCTTATGATGATCGCATCGTAAGTGGATGTAGAACTGATATGTTCTGGAGATTGGTTGGCATTGATAGCATGTCTACTCCTATCAATTATAATCTTGAATGCACTAGATTAAATTCTGGTGGATATGGTTTAACCACAGAATCTATTGCATATCAAGAGGATGGTGATGAACCCATAGGGCTTGGTGCATCAGTTGGATACGTTGGTGCTACAGGAATTGTCACTTACTATCCAGCAAATGCAAACTATGAAGGCGATCCTGCACCTGGTATTGTAGACGATCCATATTTTGGTTTTGATAGAAGAAACAGATATGGACTGAAGTATTACATAGAACCTTATGGTGTAGATATTGGAGATACTGTTGTAGGAAAGTTTATTGGCACTTGTACTGCAGGTAGTCAAACTGTTACCGTAATGCAACCAGTTGGAATCGGACTTACATTTGAAGTAGGACAACTTGTTAGTGTTGCTAAAACTTCAGTGTTCAATGGTACTAGAGAGATTACTGGACTTACAACAGTAGCAGATTTTGATTTAAGAGCAATTCCTGGAATCGGAACAACTGCTGGAACTGTCAGTCTCCTCACTTTAAATCTTGCTGTTGCAGACGATGCTAGTGCTCCAGAGGTAGATGGAAGTTTTGTTGAATTTACCCTCTTAGACGATCCTGATGAGTTTCAGGATCAGGGTAGAAGAGCGTATGAAATTGAATTTACTAAAAACCCGTTTGTTCCACAAACTATTGCCATTGCAACCACTGAAACTGTGGGAGTTGGTGTATCAGTATTCCTCACTCAAACTGGAGACTTGCCAAATGAACGAACTTGGAATTCTAACTTAGAAGCAATTGGTACACCTGAACCTAGAGTTAGTGCGGGACAAGAGTTTTATAGGGTAGGTTTCGGACATGCTCCTATATCTGGGGGAAACAGAGCAGCTGAGGGCACTGTAATATCAGTCACAAGTCTATCACTAAGCATCTATCAGAAGTTGGATGATTGTTCCTCTGATGTAGAGGACGCTATTACAGATGCGCTGGGTATTTCTAGTACAAGAGAAACTGCCCTAATTAATCAAGAGGCAGACACTTTACTAAAACTGGACGCATCACAAGCTCTCAGAAGCGAAAGAAATGATGTCTCTATTCAAATCTTTGGTATTAGAAAAATTATTGGTGAGGAAAATGTTAAAGTTGATAGATTAGAAAGACTCAAAGTATTTTTAGACAACAGTACAATTACCGACGTAGTAGAATGAACTTCAAAATGATTCATGGAAAATCTAATAAGAAACTTATCACTCTTCCTGAGGACTGGAGTGAAGACGTTGACATTTCAACCATTTCTGTTCATCTGACTCCAGCAGGGGCAACGCAAGGACTTCATGTCAAGCGACAGCAGGGCAGAGAGATTCATGTAGAGAGCAGTCGTGGAATGCCCCTGGACTATTACTATTGCGTCATCGGTGAGTTTCTTGACACAGAGGAGGAATAGGACTATAATAAGCAGGTAAACAAACAAACCCCATGCAAGACGAATACCTCACCCGTTGCGTTGTTGACACCAGTGCTCGCAAGTTTTATCTGTACTCCAACGATGGGGATGAGAAAGTCATTGACTGTGACAATGTTGAACAGTTCATGGGTGTACTAGAGTATGTTCGAGAGAACACTCCTGAAGACATTCTTGCTTATGCTAATCCACTCTGAATCCCTGTACAAAGAAATTATCAAGTGTTACGAGTATGAGAACAGAAACCCGTCAATCTATGGAAATGTTATTCGCGGCGAAATGGAATTTACCCAAAGCAGCGAAGAATTGCAATCTGACGGACAAGGAGATGAAAATCACCTTCAATGAATATTGCCGTCTCAATCCTCCTACCTGGGAAGAGGGTTGATTTTTCGCGAGTGTGGCGGAATCGGTAGACGCACCAGACTTAAAATCTGTTGAGAATTAATCTCGTGGGGGTTCAAGTCCCCCCACTCGCATGATACTGTTATGGAATACTGGTATATCTTTCCAATATCTGTTTGCATTGCTATTGTGGCAAATGCATCTGGATTTTCTGGAAGCGTTTTGTTTCAACCCATATTTAATTTTTTCCTACAAATCCCTATTGAAAGTTCTATTGCAACAGGAATTGCAACAGAGACTATAGGGATGAGTAGCGGTGCATATCGCTATTACAGAATGGGAAAGGTGAACATGAAATTGGTAATCAAAGTATTACCATTTGTGATTATAGGTATTATATGGGGAGTCTTTGTATTCATCACACTCCCAAAACTTATCTTAAGACTAGTCGTTGGTGCTGTTATCTTTTCGATAGCATCCAAACAATTATTCATAGCACTGAAAGGTAACTACCTAATTAAGGAAAAGAAAGACATATCTTGTACCATACCAGAACAGGTTTTTGCAGGAGTTGCATCTGCATCAACTGGGACAGGGATGGCAGAGATTCATCAACCAATCTTTGAGCATGAAATAGGATTGGAAACCAAAAAAGCAAATGCATCTGCTATCATGGTAGAAGCACTGGGTAATTGGTTAATCTCTTTCTTTAATTTGTCTGTTGGCAACATTAGGTTTGATATTCTTATCTTCAGTTCTGTTGGCGTCTTGATTGGTTCTCAAATTGGTGCTATTATATCTCCATACCTTCCTGACAGAATTCTGAAGATTGTCTTCGGAGTTTCTGTGTCCATTATCGGATTGATATACATTATTACCTCAGCACATGTATTGTATTGATAATTTCCTGTCAGACATTGATTACCAAATGGTGATTGATTACTGCTATACTGCACCATATCACTTTGGCGAGAGGGATAATCCACATCATCCTCCAACTGGCATGGTGTCAACAATTGAAGAGGAGTGGGTAAAGAATCTGTTTCAGTCAGAAATTAACTCACAGGTATCAGAGGTTGAAGGTAAAGAACCTTACAGGATGTATATTAATTGCTTTGCACCTGGAGAGAATCCGTACTATCATACGGATGGTGATGAAGGAATCACTTGTCTCTTCTATGTAAATCCTAATGTAGAAATTGATGATGGTGGTAGCACACAACTGATACTTGATAGAGAATCAGTAAATCTTCTGCCAATACCAAACAGACTATGTGTCTTCGATGCAAATATTATTCATCGTGCCACTAGTTTTAGAGACAAACATAGATTTACCATTGCTGTTAAATACAATTAACTAAGTTCTTTCTATGAAGATTAACCTCTGGTATTCAAAGAGTATGGAACAATGGCGCTGGACTCTCTCTGAAGAGTTTAAAAATGGTGTCACAAAGTTGGAACAACATTCTGGACAAAGAATTTATCTGCGTGATGCAATGGAAGATGTTGCCAAAACCGTAGAGTATATGTTAGATGAGCGAGAAAAGAAATAAATTTTACATAGACAGAGTTGATAAAGATAGTTGTAAAGATTTACTGTATAACTATCATTATCTAAAAGATGAATCAAAAGATTTCAAGTCGGGATATAATTATGGACTTTTTAGACACACCGACTGGGACTGCCCTCTTAATATTGGTGGGTGTCTTGCCGTTTGTATTTTTACTGGGCTCCCTGTTCCCGAAATCGCCAAAGGAGCATTTGGACTAAAAAGAGATGAGCAGGATGGACTATTTGAATTATCCAGACTGTGTGTAAATCCCCAACTCCAGAAAGAAGAATACAACATTACATCTTGGTTTGTTAGTCGTTGCATCAAAAGATTCAGAAAAGATGCAAATGTTCGTGCTATCCTCAGTTATGCTGACTCTGCTCATCATGGTGGAATCATATATAGAGCATGTAATTTTAATTATTATGGGTTGACAGACTCAAAGAAAGACTTCTATTTTGCTGACGGAACAAAGCATTCTAGAGGTAGTGTCAAAGGTGCTGATGGTGAGTGGAAAGATAGAAGTAGAAAGCATAGATATTTGATGGTGTTTGACAATTCTCTCAAGGTTTTGTGGAAAGAGGAGAGTTGGAGGACTATAAATAATCCATAGCAAATAGATAGTGCGATAGTAAGATGCCTCTTAGCCGCTTAGATAATTTTCTCAAGAATGCCCGTGGCAACATCCTCTACGTCAATCCCAATGACTTAGACGCTACTGATAGCATTGAGAACCAAGGCAATTCCCTTGCGCGTCCTTTTAAAACTATTCAACGAGCTCTGATTGAGGCAGCTAGATTTTCGTATCAATCGGGACTTGATAACGATAGATTTAATAAAACAACAATCATGCTCTATCCTGGAGAGCATATTGTTGACAACCGTCCTGGATGGATTCCTGACGGTGAAGATAACTTCAGGTTGCGAGATGGAACAACATCAGATAACTTTTCATCGTGGAGTTTAACGACTAACTATGATCTAACCACGACAGATAATGCACTCTACAAGATGAACTCTGTTCATGGTGGAGTTATTGTACCTCGTGGTACTTCTATTGTTGGTTTTGACTTAAGAAAGACAAAGATTCGTCCTAAGTATGTTCCTAATCCACAAAACGATTCTATTGAAAGAAGTGCTATCTTCAGAGTAACTGGTGGTTGTTACTTCTGGCAGTTCTCTATCTTTGATGGAGATCCTAATGGCACAGTATATAAAGATTACACCACAGGTGTATTTGTACCAAACTTCTCCCACCATAAACTGACATGCTTTGAGTATGCAGATGGTGTCAACAATGTCAAAATTAGTGATGCTTTCATCAACAACTTTGATGCAGCAAGAACTGACTTAGACATGTATTATGAAAAGGTTGGACTTGCTTACGGTCCTTCCTCTGGTAGAGAGATTGAACCTGATTATCCATCTTCTGGACTTGACATTCAACCCAAGATTGATGAATTCCGTATTGTCGGACCTCAAGGTGGTTCCATCGGTATTTCCAGTATCAAAGCAGGTGACGGTGTAGTTTCTACTGACACAATTACTGTCACACTTAATGAAGCACTGTTTGGTTTAGATGTTGATACTTCATTCCAAGTCGAAGGTATCTCTGATAGTGGATATGATGGACAATTTGTTGTTAGTGATGTCATTACAACAGATTCTTCAGGGACAACAGTATTCAAATACAAAGTTTCTAACCCACCCACAGAACCTCTGCCTACTCCAACAGGTGCTGTCGTCAACTTACAGGTAGATACAGTAACCTCTGCATCTCCATACATCTTCAACATCTCTCAGAGATCTGTATTTGGTATGTGTGGACTTCTTGCTGATGGTAGCAAGGCAACAGGATTCAAGTCCATGGTTGTGGCACAGTTCACAGGTATTGGACTTCAAAAAGACAAGAATGCATTCGTCAAGTATGATTCCACAAGTGGTGAATACAAAGACGCTACATTCACAGGAAACGAAAATATACAGACAGACTCTAGAGCAGTATACAAACCAGCATATTCAAACTTCCACATCAAGTGTGAGAATGACTCTATTCTGCAGTTGGTTTCTATTTTTGCTATTGGTTATTCACAACACTTTGTAGTAGATACTGGTGGAGATCAGTCTCTCACAAACTCCAACTCTAACTTTGGTTCTAAAGCACTGAATGCTTTAGGTTTCAGAAAAGAATGTTATAAGAGAGATGATGTTGGTTATATTACTAACATTATCCCACCAAAACAGATTGAGTCTACTGACATCACAGTTGAATTTAATGCAATTGATGTATACAAAACTGCTGTTGGCGTAGGTTCCACAAGCAGATTCTATCTGTATAATGAAACTAACCAAGACGTTGCACCTAAGGAGACAATTCAGGGTTATAGAGTTGGTGCGAAACCAGATGATAAGATTAAAGTTCTCATCGCGGGGACAGAATATCAGGCACGTATTGTAATGCCAGATACTGAGTTGTCATCAACTCAGAATAGTTTTGAGAAAGTATTTGCTGTAGGTAGAGCATCTGGAATCAATAGTATTACCTCCAATACGTTCACACTTACGTCAGATCATAATCTGATTGAAGGAGAGAGTCTTCGTGTCATTTCTGAAAATGGACATCTCCCTGATGGTTTACGAGATAATAATCTTTATTTTGCGATTACTGATGGTGTTGGTGCAAACCAAATTAAGGTTGCAAAGACACTTAACGATGCTATCGAGGGTAATCCTCTTACCATTAATAATAAAGGTGGTATCCTCAAGATTCAATCTAGAGTTTCGGATAAGAAGTCTGGAGACATTGGACACCCAATTCAGTATGACGTTAATGAATCTAACTGGTATCTGACTGTTGGTACGGCAGCAACAGATAATAATATCTACTCCACCTTGGTTGGACTGGGAACTACAGCGATTGGTTCGGCAACTCCAAGAACATTTATCACTCGTACACCAGATACAAGAAACATTTCCGATACGATTTATCGTTTACGTTATGTTATCCCTGCTGGTTCAGGTATTACTTCCGCACGTCCTCCTCAAGATGGATTTGTCATTCAGGATTCTAGTGATGTAACTGGTGCTACTGATACTGAAGTTGCAAAATACTATAGTCCAAATAATGTAAGTCTCAGCAATGTAAGTGAACTTAGAAACTTCAAGTTCATTGCACATGCACATTGGAGTGGAAATGTCGCTAACATTCTGACTGAACTTCCACACAAACTGAGAGCAGGTGCTGAAGTTAAAATTGACAATGTTACCAGTGCTAACAACCCATTAGGTGCAGGTAATTCTGGTTTCAATGGAACATTTGAAGTTGCTGGTATTACTAGCACTAGAGAGTTTACTGTCAATCTTACATCTACGGTAGGACCTGGAACATTTACAAACGATACAACTTCTAGAACTACGAGTCTGCCTACGTTCTCACAAAGCAGATATCCTGGAACTTATTCCATCTATAGAAGTCAAGAAGTTCAAGAATATCAAGCAGGTATTCAAGATGGTATCTATAACCTGATTGTTATTAATAGTTCCAATACACCTAATGTGGCACCATTTGCTACAGATAGATACGCTCAACCAATTCAGTTCCTCTATCCACAGACAAATAGAGATAATCCAACATCCAACCCAAGAGCATCGAAGACATTTGCTCTGCCTACTCCAATTGGACAGACTGTCATTGATGAACCTCAACATTCTCTTACCGGCGAAACATTAAAAGGATTCCAAAGAGATAGAAAGGCTGGATTTGGTATTACTGCAATTCAAAGTAACTCTGCAGGAACTGCACATACAATCTTCACTGACTTAGATCATGGATTGAATAGAGTTGTCAATGTAAGTATCGCAGAAAGTGGTGCTGGATATGGCAGTGGAAGTGCAGGATACATTTACAACGCTCAGTTAGTATCCGCTGGTGCTGCTACAACTCAAGGTGAGGGTGCAACAGCAAGAATTCAAATCAATGCTGCTGGTAATCTTGTGTCTGCCAAGATTATGCATGGTGGTTCCAACTATGAAGTTGGAGAAAAACTTCAGATTGTTGGAGTTTCAACCAATGCTCCACATACTACAGGTATTGTAAGTGTAACTCAAATCTATAATAACATTGGTGATGTTCTTGAAGTTAGCGGTGTTGAACCATTTGCAAATAATGGATACAATACTCTTTATGAGGTAACTGGAGTTGCTACAGACTCTGCAAGAAGAATTACAGTCTCTTCTGCATCTACTATCGGTAATATTCCCGTGGGTGGTATTGGAGTTACAGATTCCTCTACTGCACTTGTTGAAATAACTGGACAATCCTTAGATGTAACTGGATTCTCTTATAATGCAACAACTGGAATTGGTATCGTTACAACTGCACAGAGACATGGACTTCTCGTAGATAATCTTATCAAACTTGGAGGAGCAGATGCTCCACTGTATAGAGGAGACTTCGTTGTCAAGAAGATTAACTCTCAGACATCATTCAATGTCAACATTGGTGTTAATACCATCGCACCTGGAACATCTGGAACTATTGTTGCATACAGATATGCATGTAATTCTCAGGGTGGTAACATTCTTCGTGAGGATGAGAATCTTGGTGGTAGACAAATCTTTGACTATGCAGGTATTACCACAACAATTTCTTCTGCAATTACTAATGCAGCATCGACAACAATCAACATCAGAGATCTTGAAAATGTTGATTTAAATATCGGTGACTATCTGATTGTTGATAAAGAAGTCATGAGAATCAGTGACACAGTATCTGGAACCAGTGCTGTCACTGTATTCAGAGGTGTATTTGGAACTCAAGCAACAACTCACGCTGATGAATCTGTTGTCAGAAGAATTAGTTGCCATCCAGTTGAATTTAGAAGAAACTCTATCATTCGCGCTTCTGGACATACATTTGAATATCTTGGATACGGTCCTGGTAACTATTCCACAGCACTTCCAAGTCGTCAAGATAGAACTCTGACTGCACAAGAAGAGTTGATTTCTCAGTCTACTAAGAAAGACGGTGGTATCAACGTCTACACTGGTATGAACGATCAGGGTGACTTCTACGTTGGTAACAAGAGAGTCAGTTCTTCTACTGGACAAGAAGAAGTATTTGATACTCCAGTTCCTTCTGTTACTGGTGAGGATATCAGAGTTGGAACTGAAGGTGGACTTAACATTGGATTTGATGTTCTCACTCCTCTTGAAGCAGTCATCAGTCGTTCGATTCGTGTTGAGGGTGGACAAGACGGCAATATCATTTCTGAATTTGACGGTCCTGTTATCTTTAACAACAAGATTACTTCAACATCCAGTGATGGAATCGAGTCTGCATCCTTGTTCCTTCAGGGAGATCAAGGGGATGTCACAGTTTCTAGAAAGTTAACTGTCGGCATTTCAACTCCAACTCTTGCAGGTAACGTTGGTGATGTTGTATTCAATGCAAGTCCCAACAAAGCAGGATATGCTGGTTGGATTTACACTCAACAGAATGGTTGGTTTAGATTTGGTGCAATTAGTGAAACTAACAACACACTTGATGGCATTTTCGAGAATGTTGGTATTGCAACCACCACATCTGGACTGAATACACTTCAAGTTGGTGCAGGAGCATCGCTCTTCGCTGTTGACGGAACTGGTGTTGGTATCGGAACCACAGCAAATAACTTCAAGATTCATGCCATTGGTGATGCTAGAATCACAGGAACATTAGATGTTGGTTCTGCTACTTCTATCGGAAGTGATGTTCGAGTCAGTGGAACTGTAACTGCAACTGCATTTGTTGGAGATGGTTCTGGACTGGAGAATCTTTCAAATGATACATTATTCACACCAACCGCTGCAGGATTTGGTACAGGTATCTTCCCAACCAATAACCTTCGCGTTGGTATCGGTACAACAATTCCTAACTTCCCACTTGAACTAGGAACCGCTGGAACTGGAACTACTGATTTGAAGGTTCATAATGTTGCTATCTTCGATGATTTTATCAGTGCTAATGATGTTCTGGTTGGTGGAGCACTTACTGCTACAACATACAGACTCGACAGCAGCACAAGTAACATCACCGCAGGTATTGTAACCGCATCCAACGTTACAGTAGGAACTGCACTTTCTACCTCAAGTGGTAATGTTGGACTAGGAACTGCTACACCAAGAGGCAAATTAGACATTGAAGGTGAAACAAGATTCAAGACATATTCTGAAAATCTTGAGACACTAGATATTTCAAGTGGTGTTGTAAACATCGATTTGTCGAAGGGACAATCGTTCGACTTAACTCTTGATGAAGATGTAACTAGCTTCAAGTTACTAAATCCGCCTGATGATGTAACTGCCTTCACGATTAGAATTAGTCAGAATGCAACAGGCAATTTCTCCGTAGGAATTGCAACATTCACAAATGCATCTGACGCTGCAATCACTGTTAAGTTTGCAGGTGGAGGAATTGTTCCTGGCATCACCACAGCAGCAAGTGCAACTGACATCTACTCATTCATGACATTTGATGGTGGTAGCACACTCTTCGGAGTAACAGGAGGACAGAACTTCGCATGATAGGATTTAAGGTATTCTCTAGTACACCTACTGATTTTGACTTAAACGGTCCGATTTTATCTTATACGGTTAGTCCATTCAGCACTTCCGTATGTGGTGTCGCCACATTTGTTGGCATTGCAACTGCAACGTTCCCAAATTCCACAGTTGGATTGGGAACAGTTGTTTATCAATGGTATGAAGTTGGAGAGGGAGCACTTTCTGATACTTCTACGGTGACAGGAACTGCCACAACTACACTAACACTAACATCTCTTGTCAGTCCAGATGATAATGGAAGACAATTCTTCCAAGAAATTACATATGCTCCATCTGGAACAACAGCAAGAGCACAGAATCAACCATTAACTTCTGATATATTAACATTAAATAGAAAACCAGATATCAACATTCTTGTCAACCCAATTAGTGCGACTGCAATCACTAATGATGAGAGAACATTTACAGTAGCAGCAGAACCAACAACAGATACAACAGATGTCATTGGTTATCAGTGGTTGTTGAACGGTGATGATGCTTCAGATGGCACAACAGGAACATTTACATTATCTGGAACAAACAATCCTGTTCTGACGATTGAATCTAGCGCAGTTGGATTGTCAACTGTACAATGTAGATTCTCTCTTGCTAATGCATGTGACTCTCCAAAACTTTCTACTGGTGCTACTTTCACAGTAGTATCTCCTGATGATACTGATAGAAACGTTGTTGACTTTGAAATCACTGGAGACTTTGATACTACATTATATGATAGTGGAGAGCAAGATCTTACAGATGGTGAATTGGCATTTGAAGCAGATTCTGATAACCCATCCAGAACTATTGTCATCTACTCTGAAGAAAAAGACTTGCCAGTTCAAATTACACTTAGAGGTGCTGCTGGTGCTACATTCGGTAGCAATGCTGGTGGAGAAGGTGGTGTCGCAGTATTCAAGAAGACATTACTTAGAAACGTAGAATATGCAATCAAACTGAATCCATCTCAGTCACCATTCGCTGGAACTGGTGGTGGTGGAGGCGGAGCATTCTTCTATGAGAAGGCAGTTCTTCTTGCCGCATGTGGAGGCGGTGGTGGCGCATCTGCTGGTGGTAAAGGTGGTGATGGTGGCGGTGTTAGTGTCGCTGGTGAAGACGGACAAGGAAGAAATGCTGGACAGGGTGGTGCTCTGGTTCCAGATGGAACATTGGATAACATTGGTGAAAGTGTTGATGGAACACAAGGCGGACAAACTACAGCATGTACCATCGGTAGTTACTATGCAAACATTGGACTTTCTCCATGTGCTGATATTGGCACAGAAGTTCCATTTAGAAATAGAGATGGTTTCCAAACTGAAGGCACAGCACTTATCAATAGAGGATATAAACCAAATGGTGCAACTGAGAGAAACAATGGAGGAAATAGTTCCACAACTGATACTTCAGTAGCAACGCTCATCGGTGGTGGTGGTTCTGGTGCTGTTGGAGGTAATGCTTCTACTGCCGCAGATTCTTCTGGAGGTGGAGCAAGTGGATATTCCAATGGTGCAATTACAATCCTATCAACTAGATTGGGTGGAAACACATCCACAGTTGCTTCAATCACAATCGAAGCAGTGACTCTCTGAGCGTCTAAATAAATATATCAAAAGTTTTTGGGGGAGAGTGAACCCAAATGGGCATCAATAGAAATTTTGTAGTCAAGAATGGATTAGAGGTAAACTCTAATCAACTGGTAGTAAATGCAGATACTGGATTTATCGGTATCGCCAGTACAGGACCGAATACACAATTAGATGTTCGTGGTGGTATTGCCGCTACGGACTTAAACATTACTGGTGTAGCAACGATTGCTACATACAAGGCAACGATTGGTATTGCTACCAATGCACTCCTTACTAATGCAGAAGTAACTGGTATTGGTACGGTAGAGACTCTGATTGCAGCAAACAATCGAGGAACTAATCTAAACATTACTGGTGTTGGTACGATTGGTTTCGGTGAAATCGCACACCTTGATGGTACAAACATCAACTATACTGGTGTTGGTACGATTGCCACACTGAATGGCGATCAGATTATTGCTGCAACTGCACTCAGAACTGCAAACTTAAATGCAACTGGTGTAACAACTATTTCTGACTTGACTGTTGAAGGAACAACAGTTGATAGTTTAACGGTTAATAACTTCTCTAACCTTTCAGGTATCACCACGATTGACACTCTATTGAGTGATGTAATCAATGTATCTGGTGTCAGTACCGTAAGTTTAGTTGAATTTAGAACGGGTATCATCACTCATTCAGATCCTGCTACTGGTATTGTCACATACTATGGTGATGGTTCTCAGTTGCAGTTCCTGCCTGGTGCATCTCCTGGCGGTTCTGATACACAGGTTCAATTTAACGCTGCTGGTGTCTTCTCTGGACACTCTGGATTTACTTACAACTATCAAACTGTAAGTATGTCCAGTTTGAATGTTTCAACTGGAGCTACCTTTGCTGTTGTTAATGTCGGAACAGGAATTACATTAAACAATACTGGAATTAATGTAACAGGTATTGCGACTGTCAATGGATTTGAAGTTACTGGCGGAAGTTCTATCGGCGTTGACGTTAGAACAAGAAACTTAAATGTATCTGGCATTGCCACTGTTGGAACAGGACTTACATTATCTACAGACTTGATTGATGGAGGCACAACTGTTAGAATTTTAGGAGAAAATCTAAGAGTTGCTGGTGTCGTTACTTGTCAAGATGTAGACTCCTTATCTGACATCAATTTCAAAGAAAATGTCAACACGGTAGATGGAGCACTTGATAAAGTAAGTGAACTTCGTGGTGTAAGTTTCAACTGGAAAGAATCTGGAGAACCCTCTTACGGTGTCATCGCTCAAGAATTAGAAAATGTTCTTCCTGAACTGGTTCATGGTGACGATCCTAAGAGAGTAAACTATAATGGTATTATCGGCGTCCTAATTGAAGCAATCAAGGAATTGAAAGCAGAAGTTGAGGAGTTGAAAAAGTAAACTAAATATTATACACACTGATTAAACTATGTCTTTACAATCTCTCTGGTATTTTACCGGATTGCCTGATGATGTCGTCAATTCACTTTGTGATGATTTAGCTAGCACCCCAGAAAATTTATTCATTGATTCGCATATCAAAAAGGGTAACGTCAATGATGGCACAGAAGGTGCTGGCAATGTAATGAATGCTGATAAAAGAAATTCTAAACACGCTTGGATTTCAACCAATCATTGGATTGGAGGATTTCTTTGGCACTATATCATGAAAGCAAATAGGGAAAACTTTCTATACGATCTCACCAACATTGACGGTGAGTTCATGCAATACACAGTATATAATGAGGGTTGTTATTACAAGTGGCATACTGACACAGATATTTCTACTTGGCGAACACCACAAACTCTTGATAAGGGCGAAGAAATAAAAAAGAATCATGTAGATGATTTTCTTGCACAATCGGTAGAACAAACCAGAAAACTTTCTGGAGTTCTGCAACTGTCAGATCCTGAAGATTATGAGGGTGGTTCTGTTCAAATTATGGGAGGAGGTGGAAACACATACTTCCTACCAAAGAGAAAAGGAACCCTGGCATTTTTTGATTCGAGAAGTATGCATAGAGTTCAACCAATCAAAAGTGGAGAACGTAGAAGTTTAGTATTCTGGGTAAACGGTCCGCGCTGGAGGTGACACTATGATGAGACTTAAGCAGGCAGATGGTTGCAACAAACCTAAGCACGTCTATGATTATGGCGAAGAATTAAATTCAGGATTCTCTCTCACAAGAAATCCTGTATTTGATGAGTATGGATATTTAATTCTCAAAGATTTTATAGATGTCAGCGATTTGGTAGAACTCCCCACAGAGGAAAGAGGACTTCGATATACTGATAAAGGCGAATTAAAAGAGAAACTTAAAGTAGAGAGACAGGTTGCAGGTTCTCTTGCCAGATATAATCTATCTCAGAAATATAGTAAGATTTCAATCGAGATTAAGAATAAACTTCAAGAAATCATTGGCATGAAGTTACATGAAACTTATTGCTTTGATAGATTTTATTTTGTAGACAATTACTTACCGTATCATCTTGACAGAGAAGCGTGTGAGATTTCAGTAACTCTGCACATTTCGACAAATACACATAAACCATGGCATATTGGAATTAAGTCGGCAAAGGGAGATTTTCAACTAGCAAACTTACATGCTGGTGATGCTATGGTATACAAAGGTATTGAACGTCCACATTGGAGAAATCCATTAGAGTCGAGACATAGCAAAAGAAGACAATTGTGGCACAAATTGATTGGGAAGAAAGATGATACATACTATCACCAAGTATTTTTTCACTATGTGATGGATGATGGACACTATGTTCATTATGCAGGTGACAGTCAATTAACAAGTGAAGATGAGAGACAACCCAATCAATATTTGATTGACTGAGAAATTTTATAAATAATAATATCTTAAGCCGAGTGGTGACGCGAAGATGGCTATTAAAATTTCAGGAACAACTGTTATTGATGATAGCAGGAATCTTGTCAATATAAACACCGGTTTAGGGGTTGGAGTTAATTCCAACGGAACTTCCGTAGGAACCGGTGTAACTATTCTCAACTTTGTCGGTAGCGCGACAACGATGAGTCTTCACGATGGAACATTAAATATAAGTGCTGGAGGAGGCGGAGGCGGTGCGTTAGGTATTTCCTCTAACAGTTTCACTAGTTTTGTTGGTACTGCAGTAACTCACTTAAATATTATTGGTGCAGGTATTACGGCAGTCGGACTTACCACCATGGCAATTACTATTGACAGAACATTAACTGTCGGTAGACGCACTGGTGCAGTCGTACTTAACCTTATCGGTTCTGGTTTAGAACTAGGACTGCAAGACGGTAGCACTGTCATTGTCCAATCATAAATAAAACACTCAGTAAAGTCTCATGCCTGAAAGAATACCTCTAGCGTATAATGCTGACGCTAACCAAATTCAAGAACCCGCAACTACTGATGAACTGCGTATTGGTTTTACCACTGCTACAGTTTTCAGTAATCCTAATAGATTAGATGAGAATGTCTCTTTGGCAAACTCTCACTTTAACTATATGCATCTGGGTCCTATTACTGTTGGTGCTGGATACAGTATCACTGTTGGTGCTGGTGTTTCTTACGTCGTTATCTAATAGGAGAAAGAAATGCCATTAAGAGTAAATACTATTGCTGCACCAACTGGCATTAACACTGTCAGTTTTCCTACTGGAGTAGAGGCAAGTAATGGTGGATTTAATCCAACAGGAGATATTGTAGTAAATGCAATCGGAGTTGTAACATGCACTTCGTTTGATTCTAACTTAAATATTTCTGGAGTCATCACCGCGACAAGTTTCAAGGGAGATGGTTCTGGACTCGATATTCCTGGACTTATTACCGTTGGGAAAGGATTTTCCCTTATTACATTCTTATCTTAAAGGAAAATCATGGCATCAAAAATATTTGTAGATCAGATTATTGGAAGAGATGCTGACGGTAACAGTCAAGCAGCGGTAATCGGAAGTGGAGTCTCTGTAACAGACGTTACCCTTACCGGAACGACTAATTTGAATGCTACTGGTATCGTTACTGCTACCGAAGTCAACACATTGGATGGTGTAGGTATTAACATCACTGGTATTGTTACTGCCGCAAACTTCTTTGGTGCTGCGACAGGACTTACGGGACTTCCATCCTCAAGCATTTCTAAAGTCATTGCATACACCTACATTCAGTAATTAAAATGTCACAGTTATTTGTAGATCACATTACTAATACAACTGGAGATGCTCCAGTTGATTTCCCAAATGGCGTGAACATTAGTTCACGTTTAGAAATTACTCAGGGTTTGAATATTACTGGTGTCATTACTTGTAGTGCAATTGACATTTCTACCGATAATATTAACATCACTGGTGTTGCTACTGCAACCTCATTTAGTGGTGACGGTTCTGGCATTACTAACTTAGATCAAGTCACTGCTACCATTGGAGAAATTTTCGCAATGAGATATCTTTTCTCCTATCAAGAGTGTTTTAGCTCTTAAATACACTCATTATAAATAAATAAACAAACGCAAACGTTATTAACATAAAACTATGGCGCAACCCAATATTGTCGGTGTTGGTACTATTCTTGGAATCACAACTGCCGTTATCCCTTCTGCACTGGGAGAAACTGTGATCCTGAGCAACGCAGCAAACAGTGGCTGCGTTATGAAGGTTAATACCATCATTGCTGCGAACAACGCAACGAACTCTAACAACTGTCAGCTCAGTGTTACTTATCACACTGGTGCCGCTGGTGCAGGTAGCACTTTCTCGATTGCGAGAAACGTTGGATTGAACTCCACATCTACCCTGATTATTACAGATAAGGCGTCATCGTTCTACTTAGAAGAGAATCAATCCCTTTCGGTTGAAACCACTCTTGCTAATAACATTTCTTTCCTTGTCTCGTACGATCAAATCTTCGCTTGATTATATTAACTGTAATCTAAGGAGGTAAAGTTATGTCTGGTGCATACATTGGTGATACTGGTGTAAAGGGAGTAAATAGACTCAATTCAAACAACAGAATCTCAGCACAATATACTGTTGGCGGTGCTTCTGCTGGTGCTGGTGTGAGTTTCTCTACTGTTGGTGGACAACAGATGGCGGCATTTTTCGCCTCTGACTTTATTACTTTCAACGGTATTGCTGTAAACCCTGATTCTTACGTCAATAAGAAAACTAGCAAATATGTTGCAACGGAGACTGGAGGTGCGCCACCAACTTCGTTCAACTGGTTAATTGTTGCTGGTGGTTCTCACGGTGGCGGTGGAATGGGTGAAGGAACCCAAACAGGACTTAATTTAGAAGGACAGAAATTAACAGTTACTGTTGCTTCTAGTGGAAGAAATAACAGCAGTATTTCATCCCCTGCTCTTCCATCTACTATCGAGAGAACTGGTGGTGGTGGTGCTGGTGGACAGGGACAACCTGGCGGTTCTGGAGGCGGCGCTGGTAGGGACGGTCCTCACACTGGTGGTTCTGGAAACGCTGGAGGTTATTCGCCACCAGAGGGCAATAACGGCGGTCCTGGATGCGGTCCACCATTCGGTGGTGGAGGCGGCGGCGGTGGTGCCGGTGGTTCTGGACAAGGTGCCCGTGGTTGCGGACCTAATAATGAAAGAGGTGGTGGTGGCGGACCTGGACGCTCCAGTAACTTTGTAGGAGAAGAAAGGTTCTATTCCAGAGGAGGAACTCAAGGCACCTGTAACGGACCTTGTGCTGGACCTGGTGGACCTTCACCGTTTGGACTTCAGAACACTGGAGACTCTGGACGTTCTGGTGTCATTTACATTAAATATAGTACATGATATGGCAAATTTCGCAAAAGTAAACTCATCAACCAATATTGTTGAAAATGTGGTAACGATTCCTAATGCCGTTACCATTGATGCTGAAGGCAATGAATCTGAACAGAGAGGCATTGATTATGCCATCCAACTGTTTGGTGAAGAAGAAGGGAAGATTTGGGTTCAAACATCCGAAACTGGAAGTCAACGAAAGCGTTTTGCTAGAGTTGGTTTTACCTGGGATGCAGGAAGAAATGCGTTTCTTTTCCCTCAACCACATCCTTCGTGGACATTGAATGAAACTTCTTTAGAATGGGAACCTCCTATTGCATATCCTGATTTTACTGATGATGTTGAATCCATGATTCAATATCTTATTGATGATAGACTGCCGACAATCTCTACATACAAAGCAGAAATTGTTCTTGATGAGATTGGACTTAGCATTAACTATGATGCAGATCCTAAAGTCTGGGTATATCCTGAAGGATTCGATTCTGAATATCTAAACTCCTAAACAAAATATAAAAATCCTCACTTCGGTGGGGTTTTTTAATGCCTTGACATAATATCAGTATCCATATAGAATACCTTTGTTGAGGTTAAAGAGACTGTTTTGAAAGCTTTTAGAACTAAGAAACAATTTGTGAATTTCTTTCCAAAGTCAAAAGAAGCAAGGTATGTATTTTCCAATATCATGGATTCTCTACATGCCATGGAGGTAAAAGAATTTTCTGAGAATGAATTGCTTCTGATGTCTATCAATCAAAAGTATCGTGTTCGTGTTCCTATTGAAGGAAACAAACATTGGAGGATTACTGAATGAGACAGGAATGGAATGGATTAGAATTTTATCAAGCATTTGATGTATTTGAACCATCACTCAAAGATGAATTGATTGCAGATCTTGATGATGAGATAGAGGAAAATCTAGGTCCTGTTCCACTGTATCAAACAAAGCATGACTTTCATACACATGAGAGAGCACAACATCCAAGGTGGCAACATGTTTATGGTACAGTGCAAAATCTGGTAGAAGAATTCTATGGTAAGAAAGTAGAGTTGCAAAAGTCGTGGGCAAATAAGATTACTCCTGACTCATACTATTTTTTACATACACATTCATTTGATATTGCTGTTACATATTATTTGCAGACACATAAGTCTACCTATGGAACATATTTTAATTATGATGGTAAAGAAATTATTTTCTTAGGACATGAAAATAGTGTGATGGCGTTTGATGGTAAAATACCACATGAAATCGTGTATCCTCCCAGTAATGTACTTAAATACAAACCTAGATACTCTGTAGCATTTGATTACAACTATGTTAACACTTGATGAGGTTCTTGATGACTGTGATGTCAAAGTAATTGGAATTAATTATCCAGATGAAAAGGCAGAACAAATTTTCAATGACTTGGGACTTTATCCCAACTCAAATATTTTTGTCGTTAATAATCGTTGGTGGAAACGCCGTATGTTGTTGACGTTAAATGGAGAGTTTGATGTTAGTCTTCCTAAAAAACTTTGCAAATCAATTTACGTTGCTCTATGATTCGTTCTTCAATTTTAGAACCCGAATATAATGTTCGATTTCCATTTCAGTCATTTCCGTGGAGACTAGAGGTAAACAAAGATTGTCATAATGTAAAAGGTATTGCACTTACCGTGTGCCACTTTGAATGTGAGGAACATCTACAAAAATATCTTGATAGGTATAAACTAAAACCGAAAGATATTCTCGTTGAGAATAAATATGGTATGAAGTTAAAACCAAAAAAGAAATCTAAAAAGTAATGGCACAAACTACACCAAGAGAAGCACTAACGTGTCTTGCTTTCAGTTATTTTGCTGAAGAGAGAAGTAATGCTGACTTGCAAGACTTTAGTGATGTGGTGTATGATTTCTACTTCAATGATAAGAAGCAAGCAGTAAAACAATATAAATCAAACTTACCTAGTAACTTTAACTTTGATAGGATAAAAGATTTCTATACGACTAAAGATGATGCACTGAAAAAGGATGGTAAGTATCAGGTTGGACAATATAAAAAAGATTATCCAAATGGCACATTAAAGCAGAATGAAGCGGGGCAACCTAATAAACTAGATGGTGAAATTAAATCTGCATATCTTTCAGCAGAAAAGTTAGCAAACTCTACAATCATGGGAAATATGTCTCAGTACATATTTTTCGATCAGAGTACAGAGTTTATGAAAGTTGTGAAGGATGATTCACTTGAAAAAACATTGAAAGCATTAGACTTGCCAGAAAATGTAGGTTCTGATATATTATCATCAGTAGATGTTATTGCAGTAAAGAGAAGCAAAGTCAGAGAGATTCAAAAAGACTTTGAAGATAACATCATCAATGTAGATACCCTAGATGTTCTAAACAATCTTGCATGGGGTAAGACTGGTAAGAATACTTTTAGAACATTAACTAATAAGTATTTTGATTCTAAAGATATGGTTGAGATTTCGTTAAAGAAAACGAGTCCAACCAAAGCAGATGTATCAATCATTGGCACAATCTCTGGTGCTAGTGGTGATTTAATCGTCAATCTAGATCCTTATACTGAGTTCCTATCAAGAGCAGCAGCATGTAATAATCAACGAGAATTATATGATTTGATTTCTGATTTAGTAGAGATTGAAGATATTGATGATAGTAAGATTGCAGATGGTAGAACTTACTTCAGTATAATTTACACCTTGAACTATAAAAAGGTGAATATCACTGATAAGATGGCAAAGTTTGATTTGCAGATTGGAAGAACAGGATTCAATGCAAAACCATATGGTAAAGGTGCATTTGTAGGTGGAGCATCTTATGCAATTACTACACCTATCATGAAGAAGTATTCAAAGTATAATACTCTTCTAAGTGAGATGATTGGTATTAGAACCAAAGCATTTAATGCTGCTGTAAAACAATCACGAGTGCCATCACGTTTGAGGGTAGAATATAACAATGCACTGAGAGAAGTCAGGAAGAGAGACTTAGTATTGTACGACGATTCAGCAAATAAAATTATCAAAACTTTCTGTATGATGTATGATAATGCAATAGGTGGCAATGAAGATTCATTCCAACGCTACAGAATAAATGTCTCTAAGTTATGCAAGAACAAAACATTATCAAGTCCTGATGGTAATCTTGCACGATTAGATAAAGAATCTATGTTGAAGAATAAGAAAGAGATTCTTCAGAATGATTATGTTCATGCTCAAGGATTGTGGATTTATACTAGAAAGAATAGGGACATACAAAACTTCTTTAAGAAACAAATTACATTGTCAATCTATGGACTAATGGCAAAGAAAGGTGCTAAAGTATTTCTTTCTAGTAGACAAAGTGCAATGATTGAAGATGCCTTTGTAAAAGAATTTAAGTCTAAGAATGGTAGAACAAAACTAGCAAAGTTCGCCACTGCACCCTATGTGCTAATTGATTAACTGGCACACGCTCTACCTGACAGTGCTCAAGTTACCCTTATTATGTCTACATCGTTATGAATCAGATGCTTACTCTTCGTCCACATCAGCAGCGTGTCTTGGACAGGATGCTTGCGTATGACAAGGGACAGATTCTGGTTCCTACTGGTGGTGGCAAGACTCTCACCATGATTGTTGATACTCAGCGTCGTCATGATGCTATCAACAATGGCACCACCACAGTTGTTGTTGCTCCTCGCATTTTGTTGGCAGAACAACTGTGCTCTGAGTTCTTGGAAGTTATTGATACTGCCAACACTCACATTATGCATGTTCATAGTGGTGAGACTCATCACTTTAGCAGCACCAAAGCAGACAAGATTCACATGTTTGCTACCACTGCACGGACTGCTGGTGAGAATGTTATTATCTTCACCTCTTACAACTCTCTTCAACGTATTGTTGATGCTGATATTGAGGTGAATACTATTTACTTTGACGAGGCACATAACAGCGTAAAGAAGAACTTCTTTC